AACACCCTCACGGGTCTGCTTTAATGAACCGATACCACGGGAAGATACACCGAGTTTTACACCTTCTTCTACGAGAGAAGATGCGATTTTACCCATTGGTGTATTCAAAAGTTTTGCTTTACCAATGAAGTTAGAACCATTCTCCTTCAAAGATACAATCTTATGGGATACTCTATCGAGATTAACGGTAGGACCATCAGGGTGTCCAAGTTCACCGAGTGCTCTTCCGGCTTGAATATGATTTTCATTATATCTACCAACTTCACGACGAAGTGTTTCCATGGGATACATACGACC